GCTGCAGCTAACGGATGACTTCTGGCCGCTGCTCACGCAACGCGGCCGATACAAGGTCTACTACGGCGGTCGCGGCGCCGGCAAGAGCCTCTCGATCGCCAAGGCGCTGATCTGGCTCGCCGCGCGCGTCAAGATCCGCGTCCTCTGCACTCGCGAAATACAGCACACGCTCAAAGAATCGGTGCACGCGAGCCTACGCAGTTGCATCGATGAGATGGGCTACGCGGAACTCTTCGTCATCACGAACGAGGGGATCAAGTCCAAGGTCGGCGCCGAGTTCATCTTCATGGGGCTGCGGTCGCACTCCGCGGAGATCAAGTCGCTCCATGCGATTGACATTGTGTGGGTGGAGGAGGCGCACGCAGTCTCGGAGGACTCGTGGGACAACCTCACGAAGACTATCCGAAAGATCAAGGCCGAGGACGCCGACCCTCAGATCTGGGTGAGCTTCAACCCGTACGAGGAGAAAAGCGACAAGGGCGTCAAGAACCACACCTACGCGCTTTTCGTGACGGGCAAGGAAAGCATCGAGCGCAACTATCCGGGCTCATACGTGAAGCTCGTGAACTGGGACCGCAATCCCTGGTTCGTGAACTGCGGCCTCGAGACGGAGCGTCAAGCGGATATCGATCGGATCGATAAATGCGTCGACGAGGCCGGCAAGATGGAGGCCTACCTTCGGGTGCTTCACATCTGGGAAGGCCGCATCCGTAAGCTCCCGGGCGGGAACTACTTCAGCCTCAACTCGATGCTCGTCGCCGGGAAGCCGGCGGCAACGCCCTGGCATCCGACGTTCGTCATGGTCATAATCGACACGGCGAACAAAACGGGGCTCGCCAACGATGGCTGCGCGGCGGTGTATGTGGCCGTGGATCTCAATAACGTCTGCGAGTACCCGCTCTACATCCTCGACTGGGAGTACAAGCAGATCGATGGCGCCATGCTCGAGACGTGGCTGCCGACCGTGTTTGAAAACCTCGAGTTTTATGCCAAGGAAACGCAAGCGCTTCAGGGCTCGAAGGGCGCCCGCATCGAGGATCAGCAGTCCGGCACCGTGCTCCTGCAACAGGCCGCGATGCACGGCTGGGACGCCTACCCGATCAGCCACAAGCTGACGGCGCTCAACAAGCACGCGAAGTGCCTGAACGTCAGCAGCTACGTGCACTTGGGGCAGGTGAAGATCACGCAGCGCGCTTTCGATAAGCGCGTGACCTACAAGGGCGAGACGAAGAACCATCTGCTCGATCAAGTGCTGAGCTTCAGCGCATCGGTAAAGGAGAAGTCTGATGTGGCGGACGATCTTCGCGACGCCTGGAGTTACGCCATCGCAATCACGTTAGGTCCTGAATTCGAGTAAACATGGCCACCGCATCCATCGAGCAACTGGGGAGCGCAGCGGACGACGCTGAATGGTTCTCCTCCGCGCTCATGCGGATTCTGATGTCCGATGACATCGTGCCCGGGACCAATCCCTCGTACGAGCTCTGCAAAGAGATCCTGCTTTTCCACCCTCTGGGTGCGAAAATGGCTGAGGCGCCGATCAAAATGGCGCAGTCTCAGCCGCGGGTGATCACGGTCCAGGGAGCGCCAAAGGAAGTCGTCGAGGAGTTCGCGCGCGTCTCGGAAGAGTTGCGCGTCGAGGCCAATATCCTCAATCTGCGCCGTCTCTCGCGGACCTACGGTGTAGCCTCGCTCGTCATGGGCTGCAAGGGCAAGCCCACGGACCGCCCGCTCGACATGCGTGAGCTCTGGCAACTGCCGATTTACTTCAACGTGTTCGACCCGTTGAACATGTCGGGCTCGGTCATCATGAACCAGGTGCCGAACACCCCCGAGTTCAACCAGGTCACGCAAGTCACTGTTTCCGGCGAGGTCTATCACCGCTCGCGCTACCGCGTGGCGATGAACGAAGAGCCGATTTACATCGCCTACACGGATTCAGGCTTCGGGTTCACGGGCCGCAGCGTCTACCAGCGGGCGTTATTTCCGCTCAAGTCGTTCATCAAGACGATGATCGCGGACGATATGATCGCGACGAAGAACGGACTTCTCATCGCGAAGATGAAATCCCCGGGCGCCGTCGTCAATAAGGTCATGCAGGCCGTGGCCGCAGTGAAGCGGCTGCTTCTGAAAGCGGCACAGGTTGGGCAGATCGTGAGCATCGACCCCACGGAGGAAATCGCCGCGCTCAACATGCAGAATGTTGACGGTGCCGGCACGTTCGCGCGGGACAACATCCTGAAGAACGCAGCCACGGCCGCCGATATGCCGGCGAAGCTCCTGCAAAACGAGACCATGATCGGCGGCATGGCTGAAGGGACGGAGGACGCCAAGAATATCGCGAAGTACATCGATGGCGTGCGGGTGGACTTGAAGCCCGACTACGAGTGGTTCGACAACATCGTGCGCTACCGGGCCTGGATGGCGCCGGACTTCTACAAGCGTATCCAGTCGCAGTATCCTGACCAGTACGAGGGCAAGACGCACGAGGTCGCCTTCAGTGAATGGTGTCGCGCGTTCTCGGCGACCTGGCCGTCGATGCTCATCGAACCGGAAAGCGAGCAGGTCAAGCTCGAAGAAGTCAAGCTTGAGGGCTGCATCAACATCGTGGAAGTGATGTTCGATCGGCTGGATCCTGAGAATCAGGCGCTGCTCATCGAGACCGCGCTTGACAACCTGAGTGAGAACAAACGGCTTTTCCCGTATGCGTTCTCGCTGGATTCGGACGCCCTGAAGAACCATCTCATCGACCGCTCCGAGCAGAGCAATCAACTCGAGCAGGAGGGCGAGCGTATCGAGGGCGAGGAAGCCTATCGCGCCAGGGTTTCCAAGATCGATAGCGTTCGCGCCGATTCGCGACGCAGGCTGCGCGCCGCCGCACTTCGGCTCGCCGCGCCGGCGCAATGAGCACGGTCGTCCGCAACCGTTTCTACCGCGTCCTCTCCGAAGCCATCGCCGATTTTACGGAGCATGGATTCGACAGCCAGGAACGGCTCGACCGGTGGGTGCGGGAGCTGAAGCAGGCGGCGGTCGAGTCACTGGTGCCGGAGTCGGTGCTCACCAAGGCGCTGAACGAGGCTTTAGGCCGGGAGTTCCGCCGCGCCACGGATCCGCGCACGCTGCAGCGCCGGCACCGCGCCGTGCCGTTCTTCAAGCTGGAACAGGTGAAGCCGCGGCTTCGGTCCGAGCTCGACCGCAGGATTTTGGCGAGCGCGAGTCTGATCCGCCTCAACCGGGACGCCTCCGTAGAGCGGACCCTGCAGCGGTTCGTCGGTTGGTCGACCTCGATCCCGAGCGGCGGGACTCGCGCCGTCGACAAGCGGGAGACGAACGAGGACATCCGCCGGTCGATCGCGGGCCTGCCGTTCGAGGAGCGGCGCGTCATCATCGATCAGGGCCACAAGCTCGCTGCCGCGATCAACGACATCATCGCGACGGATGCCGGCGCGATCGTGATGACCTGGCACCACGTTATGGAGGGCGGCGGTTACCAGGCGCGTCCCGAACACGTCGCGCGCAACGATGAGATCTTCGTCGTCCGCGGCAACTGGGCGCTCGAGGCCGGGCTCATGAAGCTCGCCGGTCGCAAGTACACGGACCAGGTCGACCAGCCCGCCGAGAAGCCCTATTGCCGCTGCTGGTGGGAAGCCGGCTACACCCTGCGCGATCTGCCGCCGGAGATGCTGACCGCCGCCGGGCGCGAGCAGCTCGCTGCGGCGCGGAAACAGATTGCCTCACATATGACCGAGAGAGCCATTTATGTCTGATCCTACCCCCGTAGAGCGCGCGACGAAGCTCGTCGAGCACACCGCGGCGCAACTGAAGCGCGTCACCGACTTCGGGCCCTACGAGGGCAAGGAGAAGGCGATCTCCGCCATTCGCCGCGAGCTCAAGCAGGCCGAGAAGGCGCTGGAAGATGCGAAGGTGGAAGTCGCGAAGGCTGATGCCGCCAAGGCGCTGCCGCCGGCAGATCCGGCTACGAAGGCGCCTGCGGCCAAGTAGAGCGCCACTATGCCGTTGACTGCGAAGGGCGAGGAAATCAAGGCCGCGCTCGTCAAGGAGTACGGCGAAAAGAAGGGCGAGCAAGTGCTTTACGCCGGCAAGAACAAGGGCACATTCACCGGCATCGACAGCGCGAAGCTCGACGCCATCGTCGCGCGCTGCGACAGCTACGAAAAGAAGGCCCATGGCTGAGAGCGGCCAACCCGGCGATCTCTCGCCCTCCGCGCCTCCAGCAGACGGTTCTCCGCTCAAAGCCGCCGGCATTATGTTCATTGCCGATGACGGTCGCGTGCTGCTCACGCGCCGCGTCGGCCGTGATCATCCCGGCGAGTGGGCATTCCCGGGCGGCGGTGTTGAGCAAGGCGAGTCGGCCGAGGAGTGCGCCCGCCGCGAGACGGTCGAGGAAACCGCGCTTCGTTACAAAGGCCCGCTTTCGCTCTGGACGCGGCGCATCAAAGACGGCGTCGACTTCACGACGTTTATCGGGAAGTGCGAGAAGTTCGTCCCGGAGTTGAACGAAGAGCACGACATTTTCACGTGGGCGCGGCCTGAGACCGCGCTCGCGACGATGCAGCTACATCCTGGCGCTGCGGCGGCGCTGCGACGATTCGACATGGACGAGCTCGGGATCGCCAAGGCGATGGTGGCGGGCGATCTCGTGAGTCCGCAGCGGTATGAGAACCTGTTGCTGGTGGCTCTGCGCATCACGGGCACCGGCGCGGCATATCGGTCCGGTCTCGATGAGTATGTTTGGCGTGATCCGTCGCTGTACTTGAACGATGAGTTTCTCGAGCGTTGTCAGGGACTCACAGTTATATGGGATCACCCGAAGAAGCGGATGATGAATTCCAAGGAGTTCAATCGACGCGTCATCGGATCGGTCATGATTCCCTACATCAAGCCCGAAGAGCGCGAGGTGTGGGGCATTGCCAAGGTGTACGACGAGGAAGCTGTCGAGGCGCTTTCCACTGAGCAGTGGTCCACATCGCCTGGCGTGAAGCTCAAGACGAGCATGTCGCAAAAGCTTGATGACGGCTCAAAATTGCTGCTCGAGGGCGACGTCAGACTGTTGGATCACATCGCCGTCTGCACACTCGGAGTCTGGGACAAGGCCGGCCCGGCAAGCGGTGTTGATGTCGTTTTGGACTCGGCCGAACACGCGCCACTAGATAAGATTCTCGACAAGATTTATACGCGAGAGATCAGCTCGCGCTGCTAATTTCAGATCCCTTAATTTACCCGGCGTGCACACCAAATGCGGCGTGCGCCCTCAAAGCGGCGTTGCCGCATTTCTCGGAGTCAACTGACCATGGCTGATGAAGACAAGCTGGACAAAGTCCTGACCCATCTGGACAGCATCCACTCCATGTGCGATTCCTTCAAGACGCGTCTGGACGCGATGGAGGAAGAGCACAAGAAGGACCGCGCCGACGCTGCCGAGTGGAAGGCTCGAGCCGACGCCGCCGAGAAGGAGCGCGCCGACAAGGCTCGCGCGGATGCCGAAGAGAAGGAGCGCAAGGAGAAGGAGGAAAAAGAGAAGGCAGACGCCGAGGCGAAAGCCCGCGCGGATGCCGAGGAGAAAGAGAAGGCCGACAAGGCTCGTAAGGACGCAGAGGAGAAGGAAAAGGCCGACGCCGCCGCTCGCGCCTCTGGCAACACCGACCTCGCGCGCAAGCTCGCCGAGCTCGAGCGACGCATGCCTGCCACGCTCGCCGATGCCGACAAAGCCGCCTTCGCCGATGCGCAGATGCGCGCCGATTCGGCCTATCAGGCGTGGAACCTCGGTCAGGCTCCCTATGCCTTGAACGGCGAGACGCTGTCGGACTATCGCGTGAGACTGCTCTCGAAACTGAAGCAACACAGCCCCATCTACAAGGACTCGAACCTCGGCCTGCTCGTCGCCGATTCCGCCGCGTTCTCCGTCATCGAGAATGCCATCGTGAACGATGCCATCGAGGCATCCTGCAAGAGCATCACCGTGGGCGCGCCCCTTCGCGAGCAAGTCACGCGCAACGCGAGCGGTCACACCATCACGAAGTTCGTCGGCGACCCCGCGGTCACGTGGGGCCCGATGATGGGCGGTGCGACCAAGTTTGGCCGCATCTCGCGCCCCAAGTCCCACTGATCATCTCGGCTCCCGCCATCATCCCTGCGGCGTAGCCGCCTCTTCCTGGAGTTCAATCTCAAATGGGCATCACCCTCAATCCGCTGCCGACCACCTTCGCCAGCGGGACTTTCAACGACAGCACGATCGGGTACGTGGCGGGGACGCTC